CACCACAAGTGTTTTATTAGTTCGCATAAGGACACTTATCGAACCAAACACAGGATTTGACAAAGCACTCCCTAAAATAGTATTATATAGTTTACAGGCAAGATCGGAAGTCATGAGCCGGTCTTTGGTACCTCCCCGTAGGTACCGCCTGTAACTATAACACTACGGGGTAAAAACACACGGGGGTGTCATATATGAAAGAAGAATTAATAATTAAGGTCCTTGATAGGGCCTCAGAATTCATTTCACAAAGTCAAATCACTAAACTTAGACTGGTTCTAGAAGCTGAACTGTATAATTATGAGTTACAACCAGCAATAACCGCATTGGTACCGATAAATTCGATGCCAGAGAAAATAATGATATTTTTAGCTTCAAAAAAGCTTGATGGAAGAGCTAAATCTACACTAGAATCATACAAAAGATATTTAATTCAATTTAGCCAGTTCATCCACAAAGAACCGCAAGATGTTACTACCATGGATATTAGAATGTTTCTTTCGACTTTCGCCAAAAGGGACGTAAAAAACACGACTTTGGCCACTGTGATATTTACACTCAAAAGTTTCTTTGCGTGGCTTCACGCAGAGGAATACATAGCAAGAAATCCTATGGTTAAAATTCAGGCAACTAAGAAGAATAGAGATTTAAGAAAAGCTCTTACATCTGAAGAACTTGAAATGCTTAGAATTTCCTGTAAATCTGAAAGAGATAGGGCTATGCTTGAATTCCTTTATTCTACTGGCTGTCGTTTGGATGAGGTTGTTAAATTGAATAAAGAAGATATAGGATGGAATGATGACAGTGTGAAGGTCCTTGGCAAGGGTTCTAAAGAAAGAGTTGTTTATCTTAATGCTAAGGCAAAAGTATATCTTTGGAAATATTTAAGCGCAAGAAAAGACAATGAAGAAGCCTTGTTTGTCAGTTCTAAGAATCCATACAATAGACTAGGGCATCGAGGTTTTGAAAAGGTAATATCAGCATTAGGCAAAGAAGCAGGATTGAAGCAAGATATTTTCCCGCATTTGATTAGGCACACAACGGCAACCCACATGTTGCAAAATGGTGCAAATCTAATGGAAGTGCAGTTGTACTTAGGACATGATAGTTCAAATACAACTCAAATTTACGCGAAATTGGACATGGAAGCAATTAAAATTTCACATAAAAAACATTTAGCAGGATAAGCAAGGTGGTGTGATATGGGATTATTCAACAATTTATTTGCAAGAAACAAAGAACCACCTCCAATACATACAGGGGGCAGAATATCATCGTCAAGCGGATTTAACGACACCCTCTCCCCTTTTAGGTCCAGATCAGCAGATTTATTATCTGAACTTCGCTCTTATAGTGATGAAGGTGAGGCAATTGAGTTTTGCTCAAAGAAAATCCCAGACGTAGCGAAAGCTCTTTGGAACATGATGAGACTTCTTAATCTCGGCAACAAGATGGAGTTTTACGAAGTTGGCAGGAACAAAGGACAGCCCATCAAAACGATTGAAAATGAGTGGAGAACATTTGCTAGTAGAGTTAATAACCTTTCTGCGTCAGGGTTAGACGGACTTATCGATCAATTTCATAAATCAGCGATACTTAGAGGCGGTCAAGCCTGCGAAGTTGTGGTTTATGAAGATATGAGCGATATAGAAGATGTATATCCTATAAAATATCAGTCAATTCAATGGAAAAAGGAAGAAAGAAATAACAGAAAAATATGGGTACCATACCAATACAGTAATATGAAAAAAGTTGACCTGTCTCAGGGCAACTTTTTTTATGTGCCCACAGATCCAGACATTGATGACCCAAGAGGAAATTTAATACTCTCCCCTTCCCTACAAGCTGTTGATTATCAACTTCAAAGTTACATTGATATGGCAGCTGTATTGAGACGACAAGGTTATCCAAGAAATGATGTTGAGCTTGACAGAGAATCGTTAATAAAAAATGCTCCTGGTCAAGTAAAAAATAATCCTCCTGCTCTCAAGAAGTATATGGAAGAATATTTTGAGTGGGTTAAAAAAATACTCAGAAGTCTTGAGCCTACAGATGATTTTATTCATTTCAATGATACCAAAGTCAATACATCTCAAGGGAGCAATCCTTCACGGTCAATGGATATTAGGGCGTTCTCCGAAATGACTGATATCCAGGTAATGAATGGATTGATGCAGCTTTCGGTATTTGCGAATAGGAATACTGGAGTAACAGAAACTTGGGGTACCGTTCAATTCCAAATCTTCTGTGCAGGGCTTGCTTCACTTCAAAGAGGCAGCAAGAGACTAGCCGAATCTATTGCACGCATATGGTTAAGGGTAAAAGGCTACCAAGCTATTCCCCACTTTTCATATACCGTAATGGATTGGAACTCAGAAGAAATGAGAATGAATGTTAAATTGATGGAACAAAAACTATATGCAGTAGCTCAGTTGATGGGATGGGTTGACGGTGACGTTGCTGCAAGTAAAGTTATGGGAATTGAAAAAGCAGTCGGGGAACCAGTTGAAGGTGCAAGGGTTAGTTTTAGCGTTGGAGGTGATACAGATGGAATTCATAAACATGAGAGGACTAGATCAGAGCCTCAAAACAAAAATGACACCAAGTTGTGACCTCTGCAAAGAATGTAATCCAAGTTGCAACAAGATGGAGCACGGTGGTATGTCGGATAAGAAAGAAGGTGAACCAAAGAATGTTCGGACAACCAAATGAACAACAACTCGCTTTAATCAATAAGCTATCAAAAAGGACCTTCGAAGCAAAAGATGTATTCGTTTTTGGTGGCAAGTCTGCCGGGGATAGAATCATTGAGAACAGATACATTCAGTTAAGCAAAGAACTTCTCGAAACCTTTGCCAATAATGCTAAGGAAGGCGTGTCATGGCTTCTAAATCACAGCTGGTCTTCATGGTCAGAATCTGTTACTATTTACGGGAGAACTTTCGACGCTCGACTTCAATCAAGTAGTGACAAAGATGAAACAATAGAGCTAATGATTGACAAATATATCCCCCGCTCTGACACATTGAAAAATGGACGTTCAGCAAATAGCATCATTGAAGATATTGAAAATGGTGTATTATTCGATACATCTATAGGCTGGGGAAGTAGTAAGTATGTGTGTTCTATATGCAATTCAAACTATTGGGATTGTAACCATTGGCGTGGGAATACATACGAGGACGGAGACGGAAAACCGCAATTATGTTATATCAAAGCAAAGAATCCAGGATACCTCATGGAAGAATCAGGAGTGTTTGACGGAGCTTACAAAGGTGCCGGAATATCGATGTGTAATGCAGGTGACGTATTTGAAAGTCAACAAGGTAAATTCCTTGTGGTTGACGAGTTAAAAGAATTACCGAAAGATTCAAATGTTTTTGGTATTTACACGTCAAAAGGTCAACTTACGACGTTCGTCAAAAAGTCAGACAATCAAAAGGTGTTTCCAGTTGTAAGTGCAGAAGCAAATAACGCTGGAACAGAAATTGGAAAGGCATTAAAAAGCGTTTTAAATAATGTTGAAGGAAGTGAAAATACTATGGGAATAAAAGAATTATTTGAAAAACTGGGTATTGCTTATGATGAAAGTGATACCATTGAAAAAGTTGTCGAAAAGCTTTCCACTCATTATCACTCAAATAATGATGAACCTAAACCAGAAGAGTTTGTTTCAAAGCAAAAAGCTAGCGAAGCTCTAAGCAAAGAAGTGACAGCTGACGAGGTTTTAAAACTTGCAAGAGAAGGAATTCAATATCACAAATCTACAGTTGATAATGCTCTTGCAATGGGAGTTAAAGCTATGGGCAACGACTTCCCTTCTGAAACTTGGCAGAGTACTTTTGCTAATATGGGAACTCAAGCAATATTGGATATAACAAAAACGTGGGAAGTTCAAGCAAAAGCTGCCTTAAATGCCGGAAATAAGTTTTCAAGTTCAGATGAACCAAAGCCTAATTCGGAAATCCCGGATGAAGCATACAAAGTAAAATAATCTAACCATATAAAAACCGCTGACAAGGCGGTTATTTTTATGCTCAAAAATCGAAAGGATGGTGTGTCAAATGGATAGAGGTATAAGTTTTGAAGGAATAAATGCACATTTTACCACTTACAAATTAAGTCCAGCTACAAAAGCTGTTGCAGTTGCAAGTGGTGCCTCTTATGTAGAAGGCAAAGCAGTTGCGTTGACTGGGAATCAAGAGGTGGGTTTCGGAGCTAACGGAAACGCTTTCTTTGGTATTATCGACAAGTATGAGGATGATGGTTATGTAACTGTTCAAGATGAAGGTTACAGAGTAGATGTTCCAGCTGTTTCTGGTTCTGTGCCTACTTATGGGACTAGAACACTTACAGTAAATGGCTCAGGCTCAGTGAAATCTTCTGGTTCTATCCAAACAAGAGGTATGGTTATCGAATCAGATAACACGGCAAATGTAAATACAGTGACCGTTTTAATAGGTTAATAAACTTATTAGACAGTATTAAAAGGAGGAAAAACAATGGGTAAACTCGCATTAAATCTTGATATGTACAATAGGGCAAGAGCGAAGGAGATAACACTTTCACAGTTATTAGAAATGGAAGACCCTACCCCTGATGGCTCAAAACTAAATGCCTACGAAAGACAACTAAAAGAGCATGGAATTGTTATTCAATCAGTTCCTGAAAGAGGAATAAATGCTTCCAAAGTTGATGCGTTTTATAGAACAGACACAAGCAAGGTACTGTTCCCTGAGTTTATAGGTATGAATTTAAGAGAGGCTATGATTGCTGAAAGTATTTTGCCATACCTTATAGCCACTACTACAACAATAGATAGCAATGCATACAAAACCATATACTGCAAGGACACAGATACCAATAAAAAAGCAGCACAGAAAAAAAGAGTAACAGAAGCCTCAGAACTTCCTAAAGCTAAGCTTGTAACAGCTGAAAACAATGTTAAGATTTATAAGTACGGACGATTAATTGAAGCTTCGTATGAAGTGGTTCGCAGAATGAAAATTGACAAGCTTGCATTACATGTACGCAGACTTGGTCAACAGTCGGCCGTAGATGAAACAGAAGATGCTATAAGCACAATTATAAATGGAGATGGAAACGACGGGACCCCTGCAACAGAATTAAAGAACAGGACCCTTGACGCTACTGCTGCTGCTGGAACTTTATCAAAAGCTGCATGGCTTAAGTTCCTTCTAAAATTTTATCCATACCAAGCCAATACGATTGTAGCTGATGAAGATGGTTTAATTCAAATTCTTGATATTCTTTACCCTGACTCTGCTACACAGATGATGGATTTCTTGCTAAGGGGTGCATCTATATCAGCAAAAGTTGAAATGCCTCAAGGATTATGGCAGAATGTAACATTATTATATAGCCCAATAATGGCTGATAACAAGAAAAATGGTCATACTACTATACTTGGAATTGATAAAAGATATACTCTCGAAAAAATTGTTGAGGCTGGTTCTGATATAAGTGAAGCTGCACAATTCATCACTAATCAAACTAAGGTTTTAACTGTATCTGAAAACGCAGGGTTTGCTTGTATTATGGGTGGAATGGGCTCTGCAAAGACTTTGGAAATCGACTAGGATTTGAAGGTGTAAATCAACGGTATAACTACGGTTATACCGTTTGTTATGCCTTTAAGTCAAGAACACATACAAGCATTTTGGTCAAGTCAACTAAATGGTAGATATCATGAGCAATGGTGTGAATACTCGAAGTAATTACCTATAATGAGGTGGTTTGATGGCAAATAAGATTTTGGTATCAGAAGGATGGCAGCAAAGAATCAGAGATAAGTTAGGGGTGGATATTGCATATCTCCCCGATAGCGTCATAGAACAACCTGACTATATTACAATTGCAGAATCTAATATAATTAAGGTCAGACCAGATTATTTAACATTGATGGACGATAATAAAATATACCTTGAAGCTGCGGTTGTATGTGATTGTGCAAGGTTACTATGTCCTAGCATGAAAACCAGATTGCCAAAAAGTGAATCAGGACCATCATTCAAAGTTGAACTTGAAACTGATTGGGATAAATTCGCTCTGGATTTAACTATTGAAATACAGTCGAATCTTGGGAATATCTCTGGAACAGAAATCGATTCAGAAGTTTTTTACGGATTTGATTTGTCCGGGAGGATTTAATTATGGGATACGCCGGGAATTTTCTCAAGAAACATGGCCGACTTACTACAATAAACAGGATGACACCTGAAACTGCGTATATCAGTTTAAAGCGTTCAACGAAAGCGATATATTCCCCATCAGCAAGAGATGCTATGTTTGAAGGACTTATTGAAGCAAAAAGCAATTTATTGAGTGGTGAAACTTTTTCCATTGATACAAATACATATATAACTCAGACAGCCGACTATGACACCGCCAGTAAAGAGATTATTGTATTTGCAGTGAGGGCCAATGCTTTTGTTTCGATATCATACGAAACCGAAGCCCCTGATGAAAAATTTAATTTAACAAAAACATGGGTTCCTGTTGCATTAAATATACCAGTATACAAAGAAGTTATTACAAGAGCACAGCGACAGTTTGACGTAGGTCTTTTGGATAACACTATTTATATGGTTTCAATATCCAAGACAATAGAAATAAGAGAAATGTACAGAATAAGTTTTGAAGGCAAAAATTATAAAGTTGAGTCGATTGACGAAAACGGTCTTGAAGGAGTATATAAAATACAATTGAGTAAGGATACAAGACCGTAATAAAATTTTGGAGGCGAATTTTATGTACTCAGAGTTTTTGGGTGAAGGTTATACGAACAAATTGAGGCACATGTTAACAGCTGATGACAAATTGTTGCCGGACAGGATAATTAATGCCGACTTAAATATCGGAGGGATGAAACAATTAATAATGGCTTATACTCAAGATCGTAGGGTTAAAAGTTTAGAGTTTATTCAGACTGAAGAACAATATAAAAAAATGCAGGATGCTTCAACTTATTATCTTGCTGGTATACTTTGTACTGCATTAAAAAGTCGAACATCTTCCCCACCCTACAATACTAAAAAATATAAAAAGGATTGGGACAAAAAGAGAAACACTTATATTGCAAAGGGAAACTTAAAGTTAAACGAACTACTTGTTTCGATAAATAAGGGCTGATGTTATGTTAAAATTCGATTCGTCCAGATGTATAAACACTCTGATATCTGAACTGGCAATTGCACTTGAAGGTCTTGAAGTCGAGTATGTTAAAGAGATTGAAAGTCATATGAGAACGTCTGAAGGTCAACAAGATATTTTCCCGGAAGCTGTTAAAATTATGGCTGGATATATATCCGCTGAAATAATAGCAGGTCCCTGGGCGATAATGGATTCTTTTGGTACTGGATCGTTAATGGATACAACAAACCCTGCACTAGCAGATTATATTCAAAGTCAACTTTGGAACAAATATCGAGGTAATGATCCAACAATAAGAAGTCGTGAAAGAGGCTTGTATATAAACATTTTTGGAGACACAGTATATTCTCGGTCAAATGTTCCAGGAATCAACTTGGAAAAGAAAGGTGGTAAATACTCCCCCACTCCCCCATCAAAAGCTTTACAAACTGCATTGCGATGGATAATTCAAAGTGATAGAATTAATAAAACAATAAAAAAAGTTGTAGACAATTTTGATTTTGGGAGATTTGTAAAATGAGAAAAGTCGTAATAATATGCGGGGATAGATATTGGACTAATTATAATGCCGTATTAAATATAGTCAAACGACTAAAAAATAAATATAAGGAAATAAAAATTGTTGAAGGTGAATGCCCTTATGGTGGAGCTGACGAATGTGCTAGAAGAGCTGCAAACGAATGCGAAGTTCCACACGCAGGATATCCGGCACAATGGAAGAAGTATGGTAAAGCAGCTGGGCCAAAACGAAATCAACAAATGATTGATGAGGAAAAGCCTGAAATATGTATTGCTTTTCACTCAGATATAGAAAACAGCAAAGGCACTAAAGATATGATAACTAGGGCAAAAGATCAAGGTATTGAGACTTATGTAATAACAAAATAAATAATAATAGATTGCAGTTGTTCGGATTTTCCGGGTAGCTGCTTTTTATTGCCTTGAAAGGTGGTGTTGTTAATGCCATTTTCTCCGGGGACAGACAAAGATGCTGTCCATGCCCGCATTCGTGGCGACCCAAAAATACTTCAATTATTAAACTTAGTCGGCAAACCAAATTTAGAAATTGCAAAGCACATTATCAAGCGAAGTCAATGGGATGATCTTGTCGATGGAGAAAGAAGGATTTGTATGTATCATCGTCCTTCAAGACCTGGTGGGACAGAAATGTTTACAGAGAATGTCCTTCAAATTGATGTTCATGTTCCATCATCATTTGACTATATAGCTGATAATCTTCAAGAAAGAATATGCCAGTTATTACAGTACAAATACCCCGATTCGAGGATGGGACGATTTGAAATCAATAATAAAACTTTACAGTTTGACGGACAGCTTGGTGACTTGCCTACTATTTCTGGATTTGTATGCACTGGTTCTCGGTTCTGCTACAACTCAACAATATAAAATCAACTAACAGAAAGGAATGTGAAAATTATGGGAAAAGGAATGAAGAATATTATATACCCTAAAGCAGGTAAAATTATTCTTGTCAAATATACTTCCGAAGGTATATTAGGGGTCAACAGCACCAGCCTTGTTGGCAACACTGGCGTTGTTGAAAAAATCGAAAGTAAGATAGAAATCAAAACGAACGAACTGCCTGATGGCAATAGTGACTGGCCTATGGGTGTTTATGATGTGGGGACTGATGGCTCTATTACTGTTGGCATGTCAAACTTTAACGCTAAATTGTATGCAGCATTAACAGGAGCATCATATAACGACAACCTTACTAGTGCTCAAATGTGGAGTGCTGACTTTGAAGCCACTATACCAAGTGCTTCAACGTATGAAATCACTCTTGAACATGAACCGGCAAGCGGAGGAAGTATAGTAATAGTTGATGAATCAAGTAGTCCATTTGTTAAAGTTTCGGCTACTCCAGCAACCGGACAATTCAGTGTCAGTTCAAGTGTTGTAGCGTTTTCCAGTGCAGACGCTGGTAAGGGCATATTTATAACCTACGATTGGACAGCAACTACCGCTGTTGATTTGGCATTGCCAACATCAGCATCAAGACCAGTTTATCAGGCAATTATTTCGACAGAAGCCGCTGACAAGGATTTAAACAAGATATATTCTGCTAATATCGTTGTTGATAAATGTAAGGCTGATGGCAGCGTTGCTCCTCCTCCCGCTCAAAGACAAGCACAGGGTTGGAGCTTTAACTTGAAGGTCCTAAAACCAAGAAATGGATTCAATCCGGTTTATTGGAGATTTGCGGAGAAGAACTAAGAATAATAACGGAGGCGTAGATTTATGGATAACAAAGAAAATAATGCTCCTGTGTCATTATCAACTATGACGCAAAGGGGCTTTTTTACTGCTCAAGGCAAAAGATACGAGATAATACCTTTAAAGCTAAAACTTGTTGACGAGTTCAAAGCTGACAACCTATTCAATGGATTTTTTTCGATGAGAGACGAAGAATCCAAAGCAATTCTAAACAAGTGGTTGCAAAGGCAGCTTAGTTACAATGATAGCCCTGTGACCCTAGAACTAATCTTTGAACATGATTGGGATGTACTTGATGTAACAGAATTTATTAAAACAGTCATGGGGTTATCGGGATGATTTTGGCTTCCCTTTCAGATAGCGGAGGCGAAGCCGTAACCGTAGATGAATTGGGCGATTTAGATACCATTGAAGATGATAACATAACATTTGTTATCGTACGAAATGGGAAAAACAAATCTAATGAGCAATACAAAAGAGATAAGGGTGAATGGGTGTTGTGCGAAATTGATTGGGCTGAGATTTATACCGAACTTTTAGCACACACCTCTATGTCCCCTGATGATATCAGTAATAGTTCAATTCCATTTATTGAAGCTATCAGAGCTCGCTTAGGAACTCAAATAAGTTTAAAAATAGGAATACCTTTTGGCGGTAGCCCAACTTCAGTAATCGAAAGTGATTCTCACGAATTAAATAAGCCGGGTGAAACCCCAAGTATTAATGATATTATGGGATTTTGCAGCGGATTCGGGGCTGGTGGTTAATAATGGCAGATAATACTTCGGGTGCAAAACACATTACTAGGCTGGATTTTGATGTTACACCTGCAATAATGGACTTGCAAAGCTTAGAAATACTTTTCGACGGAAGCATGAAAAAACTTGAAAAAATGGCTTTCCAAGGTGTTGAGAAAATAAATAAAGAACTTGCAAGAATGGCAACAAATTTCTCAAGTCAATATGCAAAACAAGGTGAGTTTTTAGTAAAACAGGCACGGCAACAAAAAGAACAGTTTGACAAAGAACTTGCAGAACTTCTGCATCTAAGAAAAACAGGACAATTAGACGCTCAGCAATTCCTTAAACAATCTGAATCATACCGAATAGAAAACTTCAACGCTTTGTTCAAAAAAGAACAAATCCAACTCCAGAACGCAGTTGTCAAAGCAGAAAATGAGCAGCGTAAGATATTAGACGAGAAACGAAAAATTGAAAAATCTATCACTGAAGAAAAACGCAGACAATTCCAAGAAGCGAATAAAATATCTAACCAAAACCTCAAGGCATGGAAAGAAGAAATGAAAATGCTTAGAGGAGAATCAGGGCAATCCGCGATTCAAAACATTGTTCCCGTTGCTGCATCTTCTCAAAAAAAGGAATTTAACTTGCTTACATCAGAAATACAACGTAGAGTTTCTTGGTTCGCAACTGGTGCAAGTTTTTACGGATTAATCAATTCAGCCAACGAAGCGAAGGACACAATAAAAGAAGTAGAATATGGCATGAATGAAATTGCAAGGGTCATGGAAGATTCCGCATTTATATTTAAAGATTATAGAGACGAATTACTACAATTGGGAATTGATTACGGACAAACTTTTGAGAATGTTCAAGACATATCTCTAAGGTGGGCACAAGCTGGGTATAACGTTAATGACAGTTTGAGTTTGACAGAAACTTCGTTATTGGCCTTGAACAGTGCAGAACTCAATGCTCAAAATGCTACAGAAAGCCTCATCGGTATTATGGCTCAATGGGAGCTAACTGCTTCTGAATTACCACTTGTACTGGATAAAATCAATAAGACTGGTGACGAATTCACTGTAACTTCTCAAGACCTTGTGGATGGTTTGCTAAGATCTTCTGGAGCTGCAAGGATAATGGGAATGTCACTCGACCAAACTATATCATTACTGACTGTTATGAGAGAAGCGTCAGGGAGGACAGGTGCCGAAGTCGGGAACGCTCTTAACTCAATTTTATCCTATGTTCAAAGACCTAAATCCATAGATATACTTGAGGGTTTGGGGATACAAGTCTTTTCAGATACTGCAAAAACACAGTTCAGGAATGTTATGGATATATTCCAAGATATTGCGTCTCAATGGGGCAATTTAAGCTCAGAAATTCAGGATGGATTTGTGAAAGCTGCTGATGATGCAGGACTTTACAATGAAGAACTTGCAGAAGCGATTGGAACACAAGAAGAATGGAATGATTTGCAACAAAGAGATATATCTCAAGCTGCTGCCGGTGTTTATCGAAGGAATTATTTTATAGGAATGATCCAACGGCTTTCAGAGGCACAGGAAGTTTTAAATGCTATGACTGATGCCTCTGGATATTCAATGCAAGAAAATGCACGTACAATGCAAACTCTGGAAAAACAATATCAATCGACTATGGCAGCTGCTCAACAATTGGCAGTTACAATTGGTGACGAGGGGTTAGAAGATGTACTGAGAGGTTTAAACAACTTTGGTTCAGAAGGATTACAAGGCATAACGGCGTTAATCAAAGAAATTGGGTTCCTCCCTCCTGCTATAGCAACTGCGATGGCCTCACTTGTATTGTTTAGAAAAGAAATGCAGTTATTTAAATATGACCAGGAAACCGGGTTAGGCATTAATGTTCAAGCTGTAAGTAAATTTAAAACAGCTCTTATTGATATCCGGAAGATATATCTCGAACAAAAGAGTTTGCTTGCATATGAAGGTATTCAAAGCCCAACTTTCTGGCAAAAAGCAACCATAGGAGCCAATGCTTTTAGAGCAAAACTTACAGAAATTAATGTTGGAATGAAATTGCTTTAAAAGCATTG